AATCAGGACCTCGACCGGGATTTCTTCAACCGCCGTTATCGCCTGATTGCCGAAAGCCTCGCGGAGTTGAACACGCAGCTCGCGCAGATCGGCACCGCGACGGACAATCTGGTCACGCTTGGCCTGACAAGGGTGAATGAGGTCCTGGGACCTGCACTGGCGACAGCCTCCGCCGCCGCAGAAAATGGGTTTCTGGTGGCCATGTCCTCGACGCCGCTCACGCTCGCGGTCGGGCTGGAAACAACCTTTGAGATCGATGACACACCGGCACGCGCGCTCTTTGCGCCGACGCCCTATGTGGTGATCTCCCGGGGCGGCACGGATAGCTTGAACGATTGGGCAGTGTTTCGGGTGGCCGCTTACGCGCGCGAAAACGGTGGGCTAGCAGGTGAGGTCGTCGCCCTTCACGGCGAGATCGGCAGGGCCCAACACGATGACTGGGTAATTTCCGCAAGCGCTGGCCTTGCCACGGCGCTGATCGAGGCCGCTGCCAATGTGGCGAACACGCTGCTTTTGGCGCAGCAGGCAGCCCAAGACGCCGCTGACGCCGCAGCCGTGGCCGAAAGCGTGCTCGCTAATGGTCCGGTGTCCTCGGTGAATGGGCAAACCGGCACGGTTGCGCTCGGGATCGGCGATATCCCAACGCTGACCGCTCAGCTCGCCAGCAAGGCAGCGAGCAGCCACGGGCATACGATTGCCCAGGTTTCAAATCTGCAAAGCACGCTCGACGGCCTGCAAGCCCAGATCACAACGGTGGATGGCGGGTCCTACTGACCCGCGTCTTTTGCCCTGACATTTTTAAGGAGGGACAGCCATGTCCGACCCAACTTTCGGGATTTCGATCACGCGGATCGACAATGAGCCGCGCCCACCGGTCTGGAGCGATATGTCGGTGGTCGGGATCATCGGTACCGCACCGGATGCGGACGCATCAGTCTTTCCCGCCGATACGCCGGTGTTTATCTATTCCGATGATGCGGCCAAGCTGACTGCGCTTGGCGATGCGGGCACGCTGAAAGATGCGATGGTGCTCTTGAACGCGCAGCTTGGCGAATTCCAAGTCGCCGCCAAGGTGGTCCTGGTTCGCGTCGAAGAGGGCGTCGATACCGCGGCGACGATTGCCAATGTCGTGGGTGATGGCGCGCTGACGGGGCTCTCGGCCTTCCTGCGCGCAGGGCCCGAGATCGGTATGATCCCACGGCTCCTTTGCGCGCCGGGGTTCACCAGCCAGCGCACAGGGGCTGAGGCCAACCCGGTTTGCGCCGCGCTGCCGCCCATCTGCGAAAAGCTCCTCGCTCATGCGGTGGTCGACGGCCCAGCCACGACAGAGCAAGACGCCATCGACTGGCGCGAGACCATATCTTCGTCGCGCCTGATCCCCGTCGATCCGGCAGTGAAGGTCTACGACAATGGCGTGAGCGTCGTCCATCCCGCATCACCCGCCATCATCGGCATTGGCGTGCGCCGCGACCACGAAAAGCAAGGTCGCCCGTTCCACTCCTGGGCCAACCAGCCCGTGCAGGGGATTGTTGGCCCCTCTCGGCCCATCAACTTTTCGCTGACGGATGGCGCGACCGAGGGACAGCGCCTGCTATCGGCCAATATCGGCGTGATCCTGCGCGGTGAAATGGGCGTCGAAAGCGCCATCGGTCAGGGTGGGTTTATCTTTGTTGGCACCGACAATGCCGGAGAGGATGATCTTTGGCGGTTTTACAACGTCACCCGTGGGCGGGACTTCATCCATCTGATGCTGCTCCGGACCCTGCGCTTCTATCTCGGGCGCTTCAACGTCACCGGCCAAACCATCCAAGCGATCCTGAACACGATGGAAACGGGGCTTCGGAACCTCAAGGCCGATGGTGACATTCTGGGCTTCGAGCTGAAGTTCACCCGCGATCAGAACACGCCGGAGGAACTGCGCCAGGGCCGATTTACTGTGAGCTTTGCCGCGGAAGAGGCGCCGGTGCTGCGGTACCTCGGCATTCAATCCGCCCGCTATCGCCCGGCGCTCGATGCGCTGCTGGATGACCTGCTCGCGCAGGTCGGCACCATCACAGGCTAAGAGGACCCCTCATGAGCAACATCTACATCTTGGAAGCCGCAAACCTCTTTTGCGGCGATGAGGACCCGACGGCCTCGAAACACCTGACGCTGACCGAATTGCAGCTGCCCAATCTGCAGGAAAGCTTTCAGGATTATCACCCGGGCGGCTCGCGCGTGCAGATCGAGGTGGCCGTCGGCATTCAGAAACTGGAGGCCAGCTTTAAACTGGCGGGCTGGGACCCAGATCTTCTGACCCAGTTCGGGCTGGGCGCTGCCTCGCGCAAGAAATTCACCGCCTATGGATCGATCCGCTCAAAACGGACGGGCGAGGCCATCGAGGCGAAAGCCGTACTCGAGGGCCGGCTTGGGGCGGCCAACCCCGAAGCCTTCCAGCGCGGCGAAATGCAGGGTTTCGATTATTCGATCTCGGAAATCCTGCATTACGAGCTGCATTTTGGCGGGGTCGAGAAACTTTACTGGGATTTTTTCACCGCAGATTGGCGCGTGGATGGCACCTCCCAGAACGCGGATGAACGCAACATCCTGCGTATTCCCAACGGATTTTGAGAGGGACCATGGCACAGCATCGCAATAAACGACTGCCGCTCACGGCGCCCGTCACCTTGGGGGATCAGACCCTGACCGAGGTCAGCGTCAAGAAGCCGAAAGTGAAGGACCTCAAGACCCTGCAGGATGCGCTGTCCGGGATCGAGGATCAGCTGGAACAGGGCATCATCATGGCGGCGGTTCTGACCGATCTGCCGCGCGAGGCGATCGAAGAGATGGATACGGATGATTTTACCGCGATCTCCGAGGTGATCGCCGGTTTTTTCCCAAAGGGCACGGCATCCGCGACTGGCGCGCCGTCACAGCCGAAACCGCCCACTGGCTGAATACCCCAATCACCGAGCTGATGGACATGGACTGGCCGGAGCTTGTGCTCTGGCATGCCGAGGCCCGTCGTTTGGCACGCGCCGCAATACCGAAGTGAACCTGACCCCATGGCAACGCTAACCTCCCAGCTGGTGATCGAGCTGCTCGATCGCGTCACAAGCCCTGCGCGCCAGGCCGCCAGTGCACTGGCGGGCATCTCGACCCGTATTCGGGAAAACAACGGTCTGCCCATGACCTTTGGCGACCGGCTCAATGCAGCAATCACGCGCAATAACCGATCCCTTGCGGCTGCACGGGGTGGTTTGGTGGATGCCGCTGCCAGCTTCTACGCGCTGCGCGAAGCCATCGGTGGCCCGATTGCGGCGGCCTCCGAGTTTGAAAGCGCCATGGCGGACGTGCGCAAGGTGGTGGATTTTCCGACACCGGAAGGGTTTGCTCAGTTCCAACAGGATCTCTTCGCCCTCTCGCGGGACATTCCCATCGCCGTAACGGGCCTGGCGGAAATTGCGGCTGCTGCCGGACAGGCCGGGATTGCGGGGCAAGACCTCATTCGCTTCACCGATGCCGCCGCGCGGATTGGTGTGGCCTTTGACATCAGCGCCGATCAGGCCGGCGCCTCAATGGCGAACCTGATGACGGCCCTGGGGCTCACGATTGACGAGACGGTTTCCCTGGCAGATGCCATGAACCATCTCTCCAACAGTCAGGCCTCGAGTGCGGCCGATATTCTCGATGTGGTGCGCCGCGTTGGGGCGCAAGCGACGCTGTTCGGGTTTTCGGCCGAAGAGACCTCGGCCTTTGCCTCGGCGATGCTGGCGGCAGGTGCGCAAAGCGAAGTGGCAGCGACAAGTTTCCGAAATATGGGCGCGGCCTTGACCCGCGGGTCTGCGGCGACGCGTGCACAAAGGGAGGCATTCCAAGACCTGGGGCTCGATGCAGAAGCCGTCGCACGGCGCATGCAGGAAGATGCAGTGGGGACAACACTCGATGTGTTGCGCCGCATCAGCCAAATCCCGCGCGAGCAGCAGGCCGCCATCTCAAGCCAGCTCTTTGGCAATGAGGCGCGGGCCCTGGGGCCGCTCCTGACCAACCTCGGCCTCGTGGAAGACACACTTGGCATGGTGGGCGATCGCGCCAATTATGCAGGCTCTGCATTCGCGGAGTTTGCGGCGCGCAACAACACATTTCAGGCCAACATGCAGCGGTTCCAGAACGTGCTGACCGAGCTGCAGGTCAATATTGGCAACGCGCTCATGCCGGCGATCACGTCCCTGGCGGAGGCGGTAACGCCGCTCATTATGCTTATCTCCGAGCTGGCTGCGGCCTATCCGGAGGTCACACTCGCCGTGGTGGGGGCCACCGCAGCGGTCATCGCTTTCAAAGGCGCGATGTCGGCGTTGCAGTTCGCAGGGCTCTTGGGCCGCGGCGGTGTGCTGTCGATGATTGCGGCGGGCTACAATACGATCGGGCGCGCAGCCATTGGCGCGCGGACGGCCGTCACGGAAATGATCGGGCTGCAATCAGCTTTGGCGGCGATGGGTGGACAGCCCCTCGGGACCCTGGGACGGCTTCGTGCGGGCCTGACCGGCATTGCGCTGGCGGTCCCAGGTGTTGGGGCACTGTCCTCTGGCATTGCCGCCATCGGGGCGGCTGTGGCAACAATTTCGGCACCGGTTTGGGCGACTTTTGCAGCTGTTGCGACCGCCGTCGCAGCGGCAGGCTTTACGATCTACCGCTATTGGGACCGGATCACGGCAACAATGTCTGGCGTCGGTCAGGCCATCTCCGAACGCTTGCAAGGCCCGCTGGATTGGCTCGGCGAAAAGCTCAGCTTTCTGACGCCGATCGCCGAGGCTATTTCGAACGCCTTCTCAGGGCTGGGTTCCGCGCTCGGGGCGGCGGTGGATGCGATCACCGGGTTCTTCAGCTCGGGGCTTTTCGAGCAGGAAGTACTCTCCGAAGAGGAGCAGGCCCGGATTGCCCAGAACGCGGCCAATCTGACCGGCCGGATCCTCGATGGCTTTGCCGGACTTGTGACAGGGCTCTACGACAAGGGGCTTGAGGCGATCCAGGCGCTTTGGGATGGGATGGTCGCCAAGTTCGAAGAACTGATCGCCTGGATACGGGGCATCCCAAGCCGCATCGTCGAAGCAATCGGCAATATTGATCTGACGAACATCATCCGCTGGCCCTCAATGCCGGCCTGGCTCGGTGGTGGGGGCGAAGCGCCAGACGTGGCTGTCGATGAATTCTCCGGTGTTGATGGCACCCGGGCCGCCGGTGGGCCGATCTCGCGCGGCGGCACATACCTCGTGGGCGAGCGCGGCCCCGAACTCATCACCGCCAACCGCAATGGCTATGTGAACCCGGCAGGCAGTATGGGTAGTGCGGGGGCTGTGGAAATATCGGTCAATGCGCCGATCACCATCACGGGCGCGACGGCGGACCCGCAGCAACTTGCTGCGGAAATCACCCGCCACCTGCGCGATCAAATCCGCGAAGCCTTCCGGGGTGTTTATGCTGATACGGGGCTGAGGTTTGCCTGATGCTGATGATGCTCGGACCCGTCCAATTCGAAATCCTGCCCTTCAACACCGATGGCTACAGCCATGGCACTGAGACCAGCTTTGCCGAAAAGCCCGTGCTCGGGGCGCGACCCATCCTTGAATATGTGGGCGAAGGCCCGGAAAGCTGGACCATAAAGGCACGCCTCTATCCAGAAAAATTCGGGGGCATGGGACAACTGACGCTTCTGTCGCAAGCCCGCGCCTCGGGGCGCCCGCAATATCTGATGCGGGGTGATGGGGCCTTGATGGGCTGGGTCAATATTCTCTCGGTGACCGAGCGCGCCTCCTATCTGGGGCGCAATGGCGTCGGCAAGGTGATCGATATCGACATCACAGTGAAACGGGCCAGCGCGCCAAGTGCGGGGTCCTTCTTCTCCCTTCTGGCGGATGTGCTCCTATGGACCAGATGATCGAAACCGTAACCGTCGAAGGCGACGGGCTAACAGTGTCGACAATCGTCTGGCGCCGGTTCAAGCGGCCCATGCCGGGACTTGTGGAGGCGATCTATGATCTAAACCCAGGGCTTGCGGATCTGGGCCAGACCCTGCCGGTGGGCACAAGCTTCGAGATGCCCATACCGATCCCGCGGGAACAGCAGGTTCTGGATCTGATCCGGCTCTGGTGAGGACGCCAGCCCATGTCAAAGCGTGCGCTTTTCAATGTGACCGTTGCGGGCACGAATATCACCACGGCGTTGATGCCGGTTCTGCTGGGCCTGCAAGTCTCGGACAAGGTCGGCACCCATACCGACAGCGCGGATCTCGAGATCGATGACACAGCCGGGCGCATTGTTCTGCCCCAGATTGGCGCACCTGTGTCGATTGCACTCGGCTGGGACAGTGAGGGGATGCGGGTTGTGTTCGAGGGCACTGTTGATGAGGTGAAATCATCCGGCACCCGAAGCGCCGGCCGACGGCTTCGCATCACGGCCAAAGGCATGGATACGACAGGCCGGGCCAAAGAAGGCCAGCAGCGCCATTGGGATGGGGCGACGGTGGAGTCGATTTTACAGGATGCGGCGGCGCATGCCGGGATCACGCAGATCGAAATTGATCCGGCGCTGCGGAACCTGACCCGCGGCTATTTCGAGATGCGGGATGAAAGCCTGATCGCCATGGGCGAGCGGCTCGCCCGCGAAATCGGTGGCAACTTTCGCGTCGCTGGTGGGCGGATTGTACTCTCAAAACGAAATGCGGATTACGCGACGGCGATTGCCGCCACCTGGGGCCAG